GGTATATACAAGGATTGATAATTGATTTTAATAAAACATTTAGTAATACCAATACATTTTATTTATTTAAAGACTTAGTAAAAACTAATATTTAATCCTTTAGTCAATTGTGTTAACATGACTTTATCCAATGATTGGGAGATGATTTGGTTATGGGGAAGGTTATTAGTTTCATGATTCATAAGGGTGGGACAGGAAAGACCACGATCACAACGAATGTCGCTTCTGCTGTCGCCCGAAAGTACCCAGACAAAAAGGTGTTAATCGTAGATGTAGACGCTCAGGGGAATAGTGCTGTCAGCTTCGGTTATAACGTCACAGAATTAGACAACATGGAGAACACGATTTATGACTGCTTTGTTGATGGAGTACCAGCAAAAGAGGCCGTTATAGATTTGCACAAAAACAAAAACAAGCTAATTCCACAAAACCTTTATTTATTACCCGCAAATGATGATATGAACTTCTTTGAGATTGATACACTACAGGATCTAAAAGGGAGGGCACTTTTTGGATTTCTAAAAAACACATTAGATCCAATTAAAGACGATTACGATTATATTTTTGTAGATTCTCCACCAGAGATGAAAGTTATTGCAGGGAACATTATTAAGGCTTCTGACTATATTTTCTTTCCATTTGAACCAGAACAATTTGGGGTATTGGGTTTGGTTAAGGTGATAGATCGAGTAGTAGATCTAGGTGGTAACATTGGTGGACTATTTGGTTCGAAAATTAAGGCGCAAACTAATCTTCATAAGGGTTTATCAATCCAAGCTGATATTTTCAGCAAGCAACGAGATATACCCATTTTGAAGTCTCGAATACATAGCGGTATTGTCCATGCAGATGCGGTTGCAAGATTTGGTTTACCTCTTGTACTGGCTGATCCGCATTCCAAACACTGTGAGGATTATTATTCATTGATGGGAGAAGTATTGGAGATTGTTGATGAAAGGAAGAATGAAAATGGGAAGAACTAATAAACCGGGTATGGGGGAGTTAGCCAAAGGAAATCCATACGGAAATGCTTTTCCTCCATTAGAAAAACCAAAAAAGAAAGAAACTGAAAATGGAGAACATGAACCTGAAACACTAGATACAATACAAGAAGAAAATGAAGATGATAAACTAGAATATAATGAAGAACCAAACCAAGATTTTAACCTTGGTTCTAGTGGAGAATCAAACAATTATCTAGATGCTTTATTGGAAAAGAAACCGAATGTTATTAAACGAAATATCGAAGTTTACGAACACATTGATAAAAGATTAGTGAAAGCTGCTCGTAAATACAAGTATGGTTTTTTAAAGAAATTTTTCAATGCAGCTATCGAAAAGGAATTGGATTGGTTGGATGAACAAGAAGAGAAGATGAGGAAGCCAAAAACAAAAAAGCCTGACCAGCGATAGCCAGCCAGGAATTGAGAGATTTATAAGATGTTAGAACAGAGTATATCACAAGTGAGGGGAAACCCTCGCTTTTTTGTTGTAAAAGCAGGCGACCGTCCGAATCAATTGATCCAGACGGCCACGGTGCTCCCTCAGGAGCTGGTGTAGGGATCTCGACTCAGGAATCCCGACTCATCTCGTTGAAGAGACCAGCAACACAGAGAAGAGCGAGGAACGCGAACTTATAGCTCACCTCGAATGCGTTGTAGCCAGAGTACAGAATGCCGAGAGCGAACAAAAACTTCATTGTTCCTCCTCCGAGGAAATCAACCTACAGTTAAACAAATAATATCAAACTATTTATTTTCTGGATACATCTCATTCAAAGCCTTTTGTAGAATACGAAGATCATAACCACGCTTGAGCAACAAGACACAATTCGCGTTAGCCTCCATTGTCCATGTTACTTTCTCATGGATCTCGTTAGGATGCTTGCTGCTACGTAATCCGATCAATTTTCCATCCTTCAAATAAGAAAGATCATGCATATTATCGGCTGTTTTGGGTGCTGTCACGGTTGTAGGAGTAGCTTTTACTAAGTTCACAAACCATGTTTTATCTACTCCGCTACCTGGGCATGATTTATTCGCCATCTCACGGTGAAATTTGATAGCTGCACCTTTGTTATAAAAGTATCGTGTTACTGCAACGGCCGATTCGAGTTGTTTACCTTGTAATTTATCGTGTCCTAAATCAAAGTTTCCAATAATTTCGAACATGAAAGGATGTTGTCCATCACTGTCACTATCGTTATAATTGGTTGCTGATGCTGGGGATACGTTGATGTTACGCCCTGTCATGATCTTTCCATCTGGAAAAATGGTGATGTGTTGGGCGATATCTTGGAATCCTCTAGAACGAATGTGGAAGCCTTTCATACCATCCTGTAGCTTCTTATGATTACTCCCGTTGAAATCTTTGTGACTGGGTGCATACGTATGATGAACATGTATTTCTGACATGTGAGCAGTTTGTTTTCCTTGTAGCCATTTGATAAAGCTACCAGCATCATTGAATAATGTTCCATATGTCCAAGCCATGTTAAACCTCCTTATCGTCGCTATAGCCAGCGTTTTCCGTCGTGGGGTTACTGAGTATCCCGAATACAACTAAAAGCGAAATAAGAGCCAGTAGAGCCTCTTTTATAGCTCCTAGTTGCTCAGGTAACACTTTCACTCCAAAGGCTTCTAATAATATTGGGATAAAAGAAATAACGCTGACCCATAAGCCAGCGTTGCGGAATCTATTTTTCATTATGTAACCTCCTCTATTTTGACAAGATGATTTGAACCGCCCACGCCACAAATCCGGCTGTGGTAGTTATAAAGATCGTAAACATGGACCAGAATCGTGTTTTTAAATCCTTGATTTGTTGTTCTAGATCCTTGATTTGTTCGTCGTTATTGGTATCTACTTTTTGAATCTCTGTTTGAAGTGTTGCAAGAATAGACCCCAATACAGCGATATTTGTTTCCAATTTATCTAATCGAGAATCTAATTTATCCAGTTTTTTCATCAAATCGTAGGTCGTTTGTTTCGTCATGTTTATGTACCTCCTTGACACTCACCCCCAGCAAAAACAAATAAAGAGAGCCTATACCGAAATAGGATCTCTAAAGTGAACACCCAATTTTGTATTGGACACGGATAAAGTTGTCCCTGTTCCACAGTCATGAAAAACCTCTAATTGTAGATAATCACCTGCAAAAAGCCTTTCTACAGAAGAACTTGAAACGGCTACCCCTGTGTTAGGTGCATAGATTTGTTGGAGTGCAGTAACATCGGTTCCGTTGATCCGTACCCTCATCGCTCGGCGTGGATTGCCTGTGAATGTGCCTGTCACTCCTCCAAAGGTGGCAGTTGCATATAGATCATAAAACCCATCCTGAGTGATGATAATTCGTGTATTGTCTGTACCTGGATACATATTCGGATCTGTCATCCAATCTGCACTAGATGATAAATTTACAGCAGTAAAAGCGGAGGTACTATGACCCAATGTGAAGGAAGCACCAGAACGGCGAATAGTAGGAACTACATTATTTGATGTTGCAAAAACACGCTTATCTGTAAAGGTGAAACTGGATGCACTAGCAGCGCCATTAGGAACACTTACAATACATAAAGGTAAGTCCCATGTATTTGCATTTTGAACAGGTGTTATTGTGCCTTGCAATACCTGATATTGTATGGTGTTATTGACGAAATCATTGCGGATCACAACAAGATCCGTCCGTGTTGATCCTGATGTATTGTTATTGATCGCAAGTGTGGCAGGTGTACCTGTGTGGCTAAAGAAATGACCGCGAATCCACGCTTTACCTGCTTCTATTTGTATCTGCATTCCAGACCCAGCACTTACAGCACAGTTATCAGAAACGCTTATTCCTGTACCCTCTACAACAATTCCAGTACTTTTAAACTTGCGCATCATTTCACGCCATCGTGATTCAGTGGAATTGGCTCCAAGTCCCGAATCAAATGGAAAATAATCATAAGTTGGCATCTTATCACCTCTTTTCTATCTTTCCTACACGCCCTTGAAGTCGCCGGAAGTCATCAAATAACCGGAATGTAGTACCAATATTGGCCCCTGATGTTCCTACGACAGGCGTGATTGTTTCCCCATCTTTGTCTAATGTTAGCTGCACAGAGCGAATGACATCGTGTATTGTCTCTCCTGAGACTTCAACCGTAGCCTTATAGCCTAGGTCGTAATCTTCCATAAACCTAGTGCCTTCTACATCGAGAGGGTATATTTCAAGCTGTGTTTTCTCTGTTCTCTCTTCCAATTCGTTGTAGAGCGCTTGGAGTAATTCAGCTTCTACGGTTGTTTGGCGCTGGTCTAGAAAATACTCAATTGTACCATAGAGAACCCTAGAAGGCTCGTCCCCAGTACCCACGAAATACCTCGCGGTTCCTTCTCCACCACCACCACACAAAATATAGTTACCCTCGGGAGCTTCCACATGATATTTATAGCCTGATAAATTCCGTCTTTCTTTGCTGAAAACTACGGTCCCTGTCACGTCTTCTGGCTCGTAGACTTCAAAGAACAAAACAGGAATTTCAAAAAAATCATCATATGATTGGATGACTCGGAATCCTAATCCACCAGATAACGCGGCTTCTTTCAGCTTGTCTATCAAGTAATCGTATCTACTCCTTACGGTTATGGTTGGACCTTTTAATCCGTCTGTAGTCGTTGCTAGTAGTGGTATAGCGCGACCATCTACAGCTAAGTAACCAATGTTATTTTCGACAAGATGAAGCATTGCTGACTCAGCTTTTCCAGTAAAAATGTCGTATCCTATCCCTGTACCCCGATGAAATCGGTATTGACTGTCTGGTGCTGGTGGTACAGCCATTCGAGTGGCAAGCAATCCAGTATCATCAATCCCATAAACGATAAAGGAACCATTGTTACCGTCCCCGCTCCAATCCTCATTCATTTCAATGTTTCTTATTGGACCAGAGAAAATGATATTGCCGTCGCGAGTTACGATGATTCCACCAAGGCCATCACCCTCTTTTCGAACGCTCAGGATTGTATTTATGGTTTCCGTTTCCTCTGGTGGAAGCTCCAATATCCATTTGCCTACATCATTAAAGTTCATATTGAGGGTTAACTTGGTGAAATTTATTACAGGTGCGATCCTATCCAGTTGGCTGTCTCTTATCCAAATTTCGTAACTCATATCTAAACCCCCAGATACCGCGGAGAATAAGCAAGTTGTATAGACGAATCAGCTGTAGCGTTTGCCATCTCAATCTTTACTTGATTTACACCCGGTTCCAACGTCCAGAATGTCGAACCCCAAGCCAGAAGCGGCAAGAGGTTAATGTTATCGTCCAATGTGATCTGTCTTGATTTTGTATCTATGGTAATCGTTTGATTTTCGTCTAATGTCACACCGCTGATTGTCAGGACTTCTCCTGTGGTCAGGTTCGTCATTTTAGGATCATCCCCTGGGCCGTGTATCGTCCATACAGGAAAGGTTTTTACATCTCCTGTGTTATCTATTTGGATCTGCGACACAACCGCGTCACCGCCAAGGTTCAAGGGGAAAAACGGAAACCACATCGGCGGGTTCTCATCTAATTGGAAAACTTCTGTTGTTTCTGACCCATAGAAATAAGGATCAAAACAACGAAAAACAAGCGTTATCTTTCTCCAAGACACGCCGCCGTCCTCCCCTTCACTACCTCCCAAACCTTCTTTGTAAAGACAAGAGATGTAACGATCCACATTATCTGGTGAAATGAATCGTATTTTCCCCATCCCTTTATATACATTGAGTGCATTTGTAAGTTGCCGGACTCGTTGGAACAACTCCGAACGATTGGAGCCCCACACAATGAGATCTAAATCCAATTCACGTGGGAGTGTTTTGGAACGACGATAAAAAGCCCCATCCTCAAACGGAATAGGGTCCTCTATATGCTGAAAGTCAGCCATGTTAAAGCCCGACCAGCCACTAACGTCAATCCAATCCTGTACAGTGAAAATAGTTTCTTCATTCTCAGCAGATATCCAAGATATTACTTCCGTATCAGCCATACAGGAACGCCGCCTTTCTTAGAGCGTTCAACACTTCTTTATCTGTGGTGCGTTGGGCTTCGTAGATGTTTATTATGGGCTGTTGTCTTGATGTATTGGTGCTAGTTGCTGCTCCGGTTGATTCTTGCATCAAAGACGCCACATTAGCCGCGTTTGTTGCTGCTGTTCGGATTTTTGGTATTCCTGTATCCATACCATCAGCAAACATAGACATCAGGTTTGGAGCCCAATGATCTGCGTTCGCCCCGGGTCCTTTTTCTGTGGGAGAACTGAAACCCAGGTATGATTTAATTTGTGCAGCTGCGTTTCGTGCCGCCGCTACTACACTACCTATTTTGCTTCGTACACCAGCACCAAACATGGAAATTAAATTCGATCCCCAACTAAAAGCGCTAGAAGCCAAGCCGGATAAAATACTACGGATGCTAGAGGCTGCATTGGATACCGCATTACGAGCAGCAGCAAAGCCACTAGATATTGTTGAACGAATACTAGAAATTACGCTAGAAACAATGCTACGCGCCGCATTAAATCCATTAGAAATTGCGGATCGGATACTAGAAATCACACTAGAAACGGTACTTCTCGCCGCATTGAAACCGCTAGTAATCGCGGAACGTATTCCACTAATTGAAACTTTTACAAAATTAGCAGCAGTTCTAAAACCATTCATAATAGCGTTACCTATTCCAGCAAGCACACCAACTATAAAATTAAGACAAGCGTTAAACGCAGAAGCGATAACAGAATTCAAATTTACGCCAAATGCAGCCGCAACACTAACGAGAGTAGACCAAAAAGCAGTAAAGAAATTAACAAGACCCGTCCATAGGCTCATAAATATTTGTATAAAAGCTTGGGTTCCTGCTTGCAGTGCTGCGTATGCGCCTGGTATATCACCAGTAAATGCTTTGAGGATTGCATTTACAAATTGCACAACCGCCGTTATCGCATTGACAAAAGCATTTATTATAGGACCAATCGCCGCGACTAAACCAGCGAGCGCTGCCCCTGCTATAACTAGCGCACCGACTAAAATAGTGCCTAAAATTTCTACGAACGGTGAAATAGTAGCCCAAATTCCTGTGAAAGCAGCACCAAGACCAGCAAGAGAAGTTTTTATTGGCTCTAGAGATGTAACAAATGTGGAAAAGCTTTGTTTTAGTGACTCCCAAACAGCTTTGAATGATCCATTTACGAAATTAGCAAATCGGCTAGATGTGTTGTACAACAAGACGAGAGCTGCAACAGCTAACCCGATCCATCCCGTTATGCTTATTGAGCTTAGACTCCGGAACTGTGTTGCAAATTTTACAACTGCTGCCCCTGCTGAACTCAGCCAACCGCCAAGAGTGGCAAAGAATCCTATAACACTTGATCCAAGCATTATAATTGCACCAAGTGACATGAGAATGACAGGGAGAATGGCAACAAATGCAGCTATTCCAACTGTTACGGCTTTTGCGCTGTCTGAAAGAGAAGAAAACCATTTGCTAAATCTTTCAATAGAAGCAACAACAGCAGGTAAATATTTTAAGGATAATTTGGCTAGTTCATCCCCTACAGGCTTCAAAGCTTCTTGTATCTGTCGCCAGACGGATGTGAATTTTACCCAAGTGTCATCTGCTGCGATTCCGGTTATTTCTTCGGCTCTCCCTTTTACTTGTGCTAGTGTTTTTGCTAGGTTCTTACTATTTAAGTCAGCGGTATCTACACCAGCCGCTACTAAATCCATTGCTTGATCTGATGTGATTCCAAATTTCATCATCAATTCTCGCGCTTGATCAATCGCCCCAACTGCATCTATACCAAGAATGGTAGACAGTGCCGCAACACCGTTTATGACTCCTGATAACTGCACATCATTCAACATCCATAAATTTTTTTGTGCATGTCCTGCGATAGTGGCAACTTCATTTAAATCTTTGCCTAATCCATCCCGAAATACTTGTTGTACGATTGGGGTTAATCGCTTCATTGCTGCTTCACTATTACCTGTTTGAGCCTGCAAAACAGAAAACATACGGTCAATATCTCCAGCAGATTTTAAAGCCACACCACCAATCAAAGCTAAGGGAACTGTTAGACCTTGGATCATATTCTCGGACATATCCACCATGTTCTCCCCAAGCTGTCGACCTTGACTGCCTATCTCCTTCATTCTGCTGGTTAACTGTGTAGAAGCTCTTTCTGCACGTTGAAAGGCTCTTTCTGCTGTCTGCGCTACACGTTCCAGTACTTTACTGGCGTTGTCTTTACCGTTGACAATAATATCGATAATGTTGGCCAATCATCTCCCCCCTTTCCGCTTCGACTGGCGTTCTATCTCTTTTTGCTCTTGATTCCATTGTTCTATCAATACGATTTTTTGAAGCTGTGTCAGGTCAGCATAGTCGTTTGGAGACATTCGTAAATGACGGATGAAAAAATAAAACTCCTTCGCTTGGTCACTCTTTGCGAAAGGAGTCTATATTCTTATCCTCACTTAATTCTTTTCTTTTTTGTGGGGAATCGATTCCCGATATTTCCATAACTTTTTCTCCTACTTGTTCAATCCATTTGGGTTTCCAAGTTCCATCAATGCTTTGAATTGTCCATTCCTCATCAAGAGTACCAAGCGCGGAAGCCTTCAACCATGCATCATATTGTGCCTCAGTTAATGCAACAGTGTCCACTTCAACCGCTTGGGATTCGTTTTTACCTATTTTCTTTTGATTGACCTTTACCCCACGAGATAAGATACCTTGGATTTGCTTTGCTTCTGTGTGGCGTAGTGGTCGTATTTCGATTTCATAAGTTTGTCCATCATGTTCTACAGTAACTACTTCAATCTGTTTGATGCCTTCCGCTAATGCCATTGTTAACTTTGCCATCTGCTACCCTCCTAATAAGTCGCTTTATCATTGGTAATTTGGAATTCAATCGGCCCAGAATCATCAGTAGTATCCACAAGCGCTCTAACTGTTGCTGTTTGCTCGATGCGATCACGACCGCCCAAAGGTTGAGACATGGAAGTGTAAACTGCTCTTGGTATGTTGATTACAATGTTAGAACCGACGTTTATTGTTGTATCAAATTCGAGAAGCGTTGTTGTAGTTGGTCCCGTTGATGTTCCCCAGAATTTTTCTAGCTGCGATGTAGAAAAGAATGAAAGATTCATTTCCATTTCTACCATGAAAGCTCCACGGAATGCCCGACGAGGGAAACGAGATCCAATTGTTACCCCGCTTTCGTTGTCTGCTCCGGTTTCTATTGTGATGCTGAAACTTTCAATAAAAGCAGATTCATCAACGCCGTTTATCGTGGCTGTGACTTGGTGTGGTGCGTATATATCACCTTGTGTGAATGTTGGAGTAGCATTCAAACTTGCTTTCTCATCTTTGCCGCCAGCAATATCAACAGATGCAGTAAGAAAACTATCATCTAGTTCCAATGATAGAGTACTTACTACACATCCCGAAAAGACATGTTCAAATACATCTTTCCCTACTCTTGCTGTGAATGATTTCATTAGTGCTGAATTTTGAGGAAAAAAGCTGTGTACGTATGGGCCTGTCCCCGAAACGCTATAACCACCTAATGCCCATTTGAGGAACCAGGGGAACGCTTCCAGATCAAACGGGGTTTCTATGCTTCCCTCGCTCAAATACTGTGCAGGTGCTACTATTCGATCTAATCGGGAAACACCCTCATATATCAAAGCCTGATCGCCTGCTGGATCTAATTCCGCATTACCTGGGTCAATCGTCTCCACTGCTGCTACAGCTGTGCCGAATGTGGTTTCCTCGGCAAATCCTAAGTATCTTGTGACTGCCAATCTTATTCCCTCCTTTGTATCCTAAAAGCAAATTCACATGATGCCCAATAGATGCTACTGTTTTGTACCGCTTCGTAACTTGGATCAAAGCTTTGTGGCCGTACATCGTACACCTTACCACCTAAGCTACGATCCGAAACGATGACATCATATACTTTTGCTGATAGGTCTTCAGCTGTGTCTTTCCCTGTTTCGTTGTCCATGTCGTAAACCATCACAATGAAATTGAAAAGAAAATCATGTATTGCTGTGTGTCCGCTTATCAAATCCGGCGTATGTGGAGCAGGTAACACCCACACCACAGGCATATTATCAATATCACCGACATCCGCGCGATCTCCATAAACAATAGAAGAGACATCAGCCAATACATCAGCCTTTGCCCCTTCCAATTTTGATATGATAGCCTCTTTTATTTCTCTTCTAATCGTTGCTAGATTACGAGAATCGATGTTATAACTCATCCACCACCAGCCCTTTTGATTGCTGATTCAACTATCCTACGTGCTCTACCATTCATCTCTGTTGTTGTTTCCTCTGCAAATTTTTGCCCCTTTTGACCTCTCACAGATCGTGCAAAGACAATTCTTCCATGCCATTCAAAGCGTAGGAACCGCGCTCGTTTTGGCGTGATGGGTCTACCTGATCCATATATTCCAGTACCGTCATTGACCCAACGAGCGTAAAAAAGATTCGCAAATATGTTGTGTTTGAGTTCACCCAATTGAACCTGCCGCCATGACTTAGATAATTTTCCTGTCTTCCCTTTTGGGGAATTGGCTCCAGCTCGGTTATGAGTTTCGTCTGCTACATTTTTCACACCTTGACGGACACCAGCGGCAACTTTAGCAGCTAATCCCCTAATTCGTTTATCATTGCGGATCTCAATATCTATCATGGTGTTTCCTCTTCTGTGATTACTTCCATCACTTCAAAGTTAGGAATTCGATAATAATTAAGTGAATGTAATACATCGCTTGGATATTGGTCTACATGTTCACTAGTGTTATTCCTGATAGGATCGTACTGTATTTGACCTTCTTTCATGTGATAGCGGCATAATTGAGCTATAGCCAATTTCACGCCACCAGGGTATACCGTTGTTTGTGTAGTCTCATCTAAGAATTCTGTATTGCAATAGGCTTTTACAAAGTCTTCGACTACGGGAATGATGGCAGCTAGGTAAGTATCATTTTTATCGTTGGGAATACGAAGTAACGCTTTTACTTCTGCTACTGTCATAACAACCACCTACTTTTTATTTTTGGTGGTAGCTGGTTTGGTCTTCTTCTCTTCTAATGCTGATTTTTTCGGGATCTCATCCCCGCTCGCTTTTACAAAATGATCCGGCCAAAGATGGAGAAAGGATTCTGCTTGTTCTTCTGTATACTCACGAACTTCATTTTTCTTCTCTCCGTTTGGTCCAGAAACTCCTATATATTTCAACCACATGTAATCACCTCAAAATAAAATAGAGGGCTTAAAGGCCCTCCTTATGTTAAGTGGGTAACGATTTGAGCAACACCAGCACCAAAAGGAACCGAATACGCTGTACGCTCTGTTCCGACTAGCTTCGTAATATCAGAGTCAATATAATCTTGGGACTTAATGGTTAATGTACGACGATCACCCAATAGCACTGCACTTCTATTTAGAATCAAATTCTTTTCTGCGTTGGTTGTATTTGCTCCACCATCGGCGATGGAACGTACACCAGAGGTCACAAGGATTGGGATACCTTTGTATTTGCCGACTTCACCAGTCAAGAGAACAGCACGATCCCCATATTGGCTCACTTGTTGGATATTGGTGTTGTTGTAAAGTAGCTTGTAATAGGTGTTAATTCCTACAAAGAATAACAATTCTGATGGATCAATACCCCATACACCTAACGATCTAAGAGCATCAGCCATAGCAGTATCAAAATTAGCAACAGTAGTATCTGTGGTTCCTGCTGCTCCTGCCTGTTTGGTTACACCAGCACCGCCAGTAATACCAGAACCAGATACTGCGGTTCCGTTGTTGATAGTACCGTTTAGAAAGAACTCATCTTCTGCCTTTGCTAATCCTTCTGCTATTGCCATGCGAATTTCAGGAAGCACAGCAATAATAGCATCTTCCCCTTCCTCCGTGGATACAGGAACGTTTGCAGCGAGTTTAGAGGCTGTTAAGGTTACATTGCTTACAAAGTCGGTTGTATTCTCTGTGATGGCAGATGCTTCACCAGGTGCAGAAACATCCGCAGGACCTGTACGAATTGGCACTTTAAAAGGATTGGATGTCATGTTGATCACGCGCAATGCACCGCGGACACGTGTTAATGCTGCTTTTGCTCTTAATACTTCATTGGCCAAGTCAGTTGGATTCCACTCTGCTGCTGTTGTAGTAGTCATAACCGATTTTGTACCGAATCCATCGTAAGCCAGTACTTTGCGACCCATGACAACATCAAGCAATTGCTTATCTACTTTGCTTAGGTTTCCGGAACGCTGAGCAATAGGAAATTCGATTTTCTTGACGGTTCTCATTTTTTCCAGCCGCTCTTGAGTCATCTTTTCCACAACATCATGTAACATCTCTGCTTCTTTTTGTTCTTCTGTAAACAGGCGTTTAGCACGTTCCTCTGCTTCTTCCTCTGCTTTCTTGATCATTTTGCTTGCATTGGTTTGTGCTCGATAACTATCCAATTCCTTTTTCATTTCGGAAATCGTTTCATGAAGCTCCTGCAAAGCTTTGTTTTCGTTAGACATATTATGTTAACTCCCTTCGAATTAGGTAAATATTAGTTAGTTCTTTTATTGCTTGCTCTTTGTAATCAATGGCCGGATCGATGTTAGCTTCCTGCGGCTCTGATTCATCCAGTGCATTACCAGGTTCCTCATGCTGGATACCATCATCGTCCAGAACATTATTTGTTTCTTCCTTTACTTCTTGGCTAGAATCTTGGTTTGGTTCTTCTATTTGCTTGCGATCCTCTATCACTAGCCCTTTCCAAGCTTTCGCCATGCTAAAGAGTGAGTAGGAGTTAGCAGGAATAGGAACAATTGATATCTCCAAAAGCTTCACTTTCTTGATAGTGGGGTAATCATATTGAAACAATCCACCAATAGAAAAGGCTCGCAATAGGCCTTCTTTGACCTTTTCGCGAACCATCTTCGTGAATGGATCATCTGAATTACTAAGTTTTACTTTGACAAACAACCCATTGCTATCTACCTTAGCCTCTACCGTTTGACCTACTACAGATTCCACTGTGTTTGTATGATTAGCTAGTACAACTGGATTCATTTTGTAATCGTTTAGTGTTTCATCGAATGCTTTCTGGTCAATCGTTTCACCGTCTAAATCCTCATTGAAAGTTGACGCATACCCTTCTACATAAGTAGATCCATCATCTTCTTTCACCGCTTTAAACTCAGCAAACATATTAAACTTTTTTTCTATCATCATGGTCCTCCTTTCCTGATGTACGGGGAGAAGCATCTAGTACAATTGGGATGATCTTTCAAATTGGATAAAGCTTTTTCAATCGTCCATATTTGTCCGTTTGCTTCTCTGCATTCTGCATCCCAGTCAACACCGTCTATTACTTCAACCTCGGTTTGTCCAAGACCCTTATAAGCTTTGAGCGTAACGAGATTATAAGCATCAGAAGCCTCACTTCTTGCTATCATCTCTGCTCGGTATCCTCTTGCTTGATCAAATACACCAGCAATCCCTTTGTAATTCTCATCAGGGAATCCATGAGCAATTTGATTGATGCTATAACCTCGGCGTATTCCCTCGAGAACTTGTTTGTTTACCTGTTCCCTAGTCGTATCATTGATTCGGGTAATCTTATCCCCTAGTTGTTTGATAAGTTCCGCATGGATAGGATTGTCTGTATCAAAAGTGAGTTCTCTATCAAAGAAAGTACCAGCTTTTTTATATGCTGATTTCGCCACAGTCAAAAAGAGAACTGCCAGCAATGCCAACAATTCTTCGTTTTCTTCGTGTTCATCCCAAAGTTCGGCAGGAATGAAGTTATATTGTTTTCCACTTTTACCAGCTAGGAACATGCGGTTCAGTATTCTTTCTTCTTGTTTATCAAAGAACCGTTGTAAATCTGGGGTGAATTCTTTTCTAACACGCGCCAAATATGCAACCCGTGAACGTTGGAAGGTATCTCGAATATCCTTGGTGTTTATGCTTTTAGTTGTATCTTCTGGTTGATCTTCTTCGTCCGTATCTGGTTGTGTTGGCGGTTGTGGGTTATCTCCTTCTGGTAATGGATCATAACCAAGCCACTCCCGAAGCTCATTAGTAGTTAAGATGTTTGTACCAGCAAGAGAAACAACCTCTTGTACTCTTGCACCCTCATCTTCTTTCACAACCTCATCAAACGCGACTCGATCACGGCCATATCTAGGGGAAAGCTCGTTATTAATCCGCTCTTCTAGGTCTGCCAACTTAGGAAACATTGTTTCCGACATGAATGTTTTGTCTTGGGCTTCGCTGTTGGCTCTGTTTGCATCTTCTACCAATCCAAGCTTACTAGGAGGTACACCAAACGCTGCTAGGATGCGGTCGCGGTTGAAACGTGCCATTTCTAGGAATTCCATATCTCTTTGTGATAAGGTGATCTGCTTAAATTCTAAACCTTCCTCGAATACGGCTATTTTATGGGCATTCCTAGCCCCGCCATAAACTGCACGAAACTCTCTTTTCAACCGATCGAATACTGCTTTAGAAAGTGTTTTAGGCGTTTGGAGTACACCAGATAATACAGCCCCGTTTTTAAAGAAAGCTTTGTCATAGTCATCACGATATTGCTCGGTCTCCAACATTGCCCCGATCGCCTGTAATGTGCCCATGCCCATGAAGGGATTAAAAGGGTTGAATGATTTAAAATGAATGACTTCATCCAAATCTAAGGGAATCTGCTTTCCGTTTACCTCATACACGTAGCCACTAATGAGGTTTTTCATGTCAGGGACCACGCTCATATTTCTGGAATCTAGCAGCCATATTTCTTTCGGCTGTCCTTGTCTATCTAACTCACTCAAGTACCAGAAAGCATTACCATGGATCTCCATCCACATTTGTGTACCCTCTAAAAGTTGTTTCCCACTCATGAAAGCATTGGGACGGTGTAGGATATCGAATAGTGGACCGCCTGTGATTTCGTTATCACTTGTACCTCTGTATATCCTTAGCGGTGTACGTTTTACCGCCTGAGAGATGATTCGCACACATGAATAAACCCAACTTATCCGCAACATTGTCGTTGGGTTCGTTGGGTCGGTATAAATATATGGTTTTCCTGACATGTAATCAGGCACATCTAAAGGACTTTTGCCACGTATACGATCTACTATTTTTGTAATCCAACTCAATCCATCACCCCCTTGCCTTTAGTCGTCATCTTCATCATCGTCACCCCAATCCACTACACGGACATTCGCCATATGTTGGGTCATTATTCCATATCGAATGGCATCTAGAGCGTGGTCATTATCCTTTATAGGCTTATCTTCTCCGTGTTTTTGTGCTTTCGGGTCCCATACATAGGAAGGAAACTCACGTAATACATTCTTACAATTTTTGTGTATTCTAAGGTTTCCTTTCTCCAATGTAGATGCTGTCTTTCGAATTCCATCAAGTACATCATTTTCAGCTTGCAAGATTGAAAAGGGTGTATTTTGTTCGAGTTCTATAATAAATGATGCTGCGGAGGGATCTATAATCACACGGCTAACCGGATAATTCCCAACAAACTTCATAAGATCCTCGCGATATTGTTTGTCTGTCTTCTGTCTGCCCACTTCACGAGAGTTATGATAGTACTCCTTTAATACCCAGTAACGAGAATTATCGTTTGTCATCTCTTTTGCAACCAATAAAAAAACACATGGGTTATGTGTTCCGTAGTCGCACCATATTTGATAGTCAAGGTTTTTGGCGGGCGATTCCTCGAAAGTATATTTTTCTTCATCCCACATATCGTATATAGCTCCTTCAGCTACTACCCAAAGACCCTCGACCATTCGTTTATACCATAGGCCAGAATATGACTTCTTAAGGCTTTCCTTATAATCATCATCCAAAGCATAGTTATCATTAAGTTCAAAATGCCATGTTTTGAATCCTTTTTCCTGAGCCTTATCAATAAATTCTGTTTTGATATAGTGATATGGTGAATCTGGATTAGTAGTCCAAAAAGCTCTTCGTCCAGACAATGACATACGGTTAATTGCTTGTTTTACAAATGATTCAGGATATAGGGTAATTTCATCCGCATACCAGCCCGCAACGGTCATCCCACGAATACGACCCTCAGATCCTTCGTTATATGCTCCGATACAGTAACAAACTTTTGTTATCTTTCCATATTTCAATAACAATTTAGCTCCACCTTGAGAAGCTTTGATATATCTCGCGCGTTTCCCCAAGATAGATAATATACCTGTTGCTCCATCTATCACATTACGAAAAAGAGTATCCGTTGTTTTTCCGGTCATCAAAAATTCCCGATGTGGAGATTGTTCTATAAATCCTAACCATGCAACAATAGAAGATAAAGTTTTAGATGATCGAACTGCACCTTCTAGAATGTTAATAAATGCATCTGATTCATTCATGGCCGCCAATGCCTTAGCGGAAAAAGGTTTCCAATCAACTTTCATTTTTCTTCACCATCTCAGCACTTAACTGGATCATTTTCGCTAGGGAGGTAATGTTGTCTTCTTCCTCTGTTTCACCTTTTAATTGGTTAATTCGCTCATGTAACAGCTCTATTTCCTTCTGCATCTTCTCTAGTTTGGCATCCTCTAACGCTTGATCGAGTGGATAGCGTTTCAATAAGCTTTCCAATGCTTTTAGACGCTGGTTGATATCTGCATTCTTTTCCATTCGTTTCACGCCAACAGGAGTGGACAGCAGCACTTCTTCTACCATTTCCCCACGGGCTATAGTTGATAGTAATTCTAGTGCTTCTTGTGAATCCATTATTCTCTTTGATTCCATCTTTTTCATCTGTGCAGCTATATATTGTTTTAAGGCAGGTTTTAGCAGGTTCTCTTGTCCGATAACTCTTGCTGTCTTCTTACTGTATCCCGCTTTTATCGCGGCTTCTGTAGCGTTTCCCGATTGGATATAGTATTGACAAAAGGCTTTCTGTTTCGGTGTCAGCTTCACATACACCACCACCCCCAACATATGAGATATAAAAAAACCACCTCATGAGAAGTGGTTTAACTTACTTTGCGGTCTATGGTAGGAACCCTGTCATAGCAATCCGAGATAAGTCCAAAAACGGCACGATAGATACATATATTTTCCAGTGTGGTCCCTCAATGTGCAAATCGTTCACGCAAACAAGATTTCTTGATATAATCAATTTTGAATGGTGTTACAACTAACGATTGGGGAACTTATGACCATCGATTGGGATCAGGTGGCTACTATCGCGATGGGTGTCTTCATCGGCACTTCTGCGACCGCGATCTGTGCCCTGCTCATCGGCGGGATCATCTCCGCAATGACGGACTAAGTCCCAAAATCCATCATTCGCTAACCGAGGTTGTTCCAGTAATATGGAGCAACCTCGGACGATTTTTGCCCAAAAAACACATTCTGCAACACCCATAGGCCCAGAACCAGCATCCGAACGACAAACCGTAATTTGCCC